TCTGCTACTTTAAATCCTGTGATTTGACCTGTTCTTGGATCTCTTATTGTTGTACTGCCGTCTTGTTCTTTTTCCATTTGATATTCTAATGCTTGATTATACAATTGATTCATATATTGATCTCTCATCATGTCATCTATTTGATCGTTGGTGTCAGGATTAACAGGTCTCCTATCACTAATAGGTGTAGGACTAACCATATCTTCCATTCTTGGTGCAGGCATATTTTCTTCGAAAGGAACAAGTTCTCTTTTCATAATTGATTCTCTAACACCAGGATCATTAACGTCTACTCTTTTTAGTTCACCAGTTCTTGTATCTAAAACATTCTTATACAAAGGTTCAGGAGTATTCATAAACTCTCTTGACTCATTTACATCTGAAGCTATATCTGCTTCTGTTTGTA